TTTGTCTCATCTTGGCTATTTCTATATCTCTCTAACTCACGTTCAATTTCTTTTTGTATTTTTTCCATATAATGGCTTTATTACTTACTAATACAGTAAGTATACTCCTTTCAATTAGGTTGTCAAGGGATACCTATTGACTTATCCACAGCTTGCCAACGCTTCTTTGCTATTGCGCTATAGTACGCTTTACCCTTAGCCTTGAGCAGCTTGTCCCCGCCTTTCTTGCCATGCTCCTTAAAAAAAGCACGAGCCTCCTTACTTAGAGTATGTTTCATAGTCTTTTGCAATTTCCCGCGCGATGCGGCTGATAATGTCCTTCTGCCGGTCACGCTCCCACTGCTCTATGGTGCGCTCGAATACCTCAATGTGCCCCGTGAGCGCGAGCTTGGTGCGCGATCCGGCAAGCTGCATCCCGTCAAACTCCTCGTGCACAGTCTCATCGCCAAGCTCCGTCTCCAGCCACACCAAGTGCAGCTTGCTCTGCACCTCGCCAAACTTCTCCTGCACGAGCATAGAGTACAGTGGCAGTTGCTCATGCTTGTGCACCATCGGCAGGGTCCATGGGTTCTTGCTCGTCTTATACTCAAGGATGGCCTTGCGCCGGTCGCAGAAGGAGTCCACGTACGCAAGTATCGGCACCCCGGATACCGTCACCTCGATCTTGAGCTCCTTCGTAGAGTAGATAGGAGCACCTTGGACCTCGCCACGAGCGATGCGCTCGTGTGTCTCCCGCCCGAAAATGGTGTAGATGGTATCGGTGCTCGGCAGCCCTTCGTAGTACCGCTTGCGATAGGCGGTCTTGTCTTTTTGCCATAGGTCGATCTGCGAATAAGAGAGGTATCCTTTGGGTAGTTTCATATATCCACAGGGTACCACTTGCAAGGGACTTGCTGCAATAGTACACTATCCACAGGTGAACGATTAACAACAACATACATCATGCAAAAAAATGCAGACTTCAAGGACATGCAGGCGCTTACTAAGCCTCGTGACCTCGCATGGGAGAACTGGGCAAAGTTCGAGAAGGAAGGAGACTCAGTGCAGGGGTACATCGTAGACGTGTTCTACCGCCCCGCAGAGGGAGAGTTTAAGGCGCAGCGCGGTATCACGCTCAAGCAGCTCGATGGAAAGCTCGTGAACGTGGCCATCAAGCGTGTGTCGTTCGTTCTCGCAAAGACCGACGATATGCGACTGGGCGACCCGCTGAAGATCGTCTACGAGAAGACCATGCAGCCTCGCCAGAAAGGGCACAAGGGTGCAAAGGTGTTCGGATTCTACGGCAAGGCGCTTGAAGAAAACGCCACCGCAAAGACTGTCGCACAGCTTGAGCTCGAAGACATGAACCGAGGCGGTACGGCACCTGCTCCAGCACCGAGCGAAGCCGATGACGACTTCGAAAGCCTTTAAGAAACTTTGTCGTTCACCTACAGGCACAGCCCCCGCATAGGGGGCTTTGTCATACCTGAAAGTCGAAGGTGCTCGTGCCCTCCGCGCGGCACTTCCTACCATCGCACGTCACCACGAAGGCATCGGCACCCTTGAGCATAAAGAAGTCGAAGGGGTTGCGGCTGCCCATGTCACGTATCTTCCACGCGAACGTACCCGCGCGGACCTGGCGTAGCGCCTCCTCCTGGTGCGGGAGCGGCTTATTGCCCTTCACCTTGACCTCCACCGCAGCGCTCCGGGGCCAGTTGGCCTCGAACCAGCGTATCACAAGCGGGGTCACATCGGCCTCCTTATGCCGCTTGACGCGCGGTAGGTCTGGCAAGCCACTCCGAGGGGACAAAGTCGAGTCCTTGCTGCACAGTGTCATAGATGGCTTGGTCGCGTTCCCCGCCGATGAAGTAGTAGTAGTGGACAGGGTGTAGGTTGTGGATGCGCTTGATGCGGGCTTTCATCTGCACATAGTCGCGCACCTTGTACGACATGCTTGCGAATATCATACACGAGAAGCTGTCCGCATCGAAGCCTGCGCCTATGGAAGCCTGCACGATGAAATAGCACTCCGGGTCCTCCTGCGCCGCGCGGATCACCGCTCCTTGGTCCGCCACACCGCCATGGAGCACGTACACCTGGCGCTCCTTGCCGAGCTCCTTCTCCAGTGCCTCTATCTGCTCCCGGTAGTGCGCCACCACGAAGACCTTGCGGTACCCTCGCCCGATGCGCTGTATCTCCTTGGCCTTGCACACCTGCTCTGCGCGGTGCTCCTCGGTAAACCTCCTCATGGGCTCGGGATCGAGCGAACGTACCGCAGGAGTAGGCACGGGGAGTACCTCATGCTGCTCTTCCGGCGTGTCGGTCACGATGTCATGGAGCAAGGCGATCTTGCAGTGCTTCTCGATGAAAGGCTGTATGCGCGTGCGCCAGTCACGCCGGGGCATCCACGCGGGGCGTGGGAGATATGGGCGCATCTCCAGGGAGTAGAAGTGGTCTCGCCATTTTGCCCATGGGTAGTACACGCCGATGAAGCATAGGAGCGTGTGCAGGTTGGCAGGGTTGCTCCGCACCGGGGTGGCGGTGAGGAGGAGCACCGGCATGGTGGGGTTGGCCCGGATGAACTCGTACAGTGCCTTCGTGCGCTGCGAGCGGCCCTTCCAGAAGAGTGGCGAAGCAAACTCGTCGGCCTCATCGACAACAAGCGCACTCGGCGCGTTAAAGAGGCGCGTGTCGAGCTTTGCGAACTGCTCCTTGGTCAGCACCGTGGCGCTGGTGCGCTTCTTCCAGTCACTCTGTATCTGCTTGGGGCACACCACGAGGGCATTGGTTGCATCGCGCTTCTCAAGCCAGTGAGCAGCGACGTAGCTCTTGCCGCACCCGGCCTCGTACGCAAGGAGCGCCTTGTCGGGGTTACTCCGCAGAAACTCCTCCTGGTGTGGGTAGAGCATACTACCAAAAGGATATCCTCCGATGACAAAGGTTGCAGTAGACCATATCCTTGCTCCGTGCCGCGTGTGCTTCCGGTGTGCAGTAGGTTTTCATGCGCTCCAAGACTTTTGCCCGGCCACGTAAATAGCCTTGCTGCCGCCTCCAAGACTTCTTGCGCTCAGGTAGTACATCTTCACCGACTGGCAATTTGCACGTTGGACATTTTTTCATATAACTACAAGTTATATTATTAGCCTTAGTTTGTCAACTTCCTACCATACCCAATACTGTCCCCACTGCCAATTCGGAAGTGGGGACGTTTTTTGTGGCGAAAAATATAGCCTATTTTCCACTACCCTACCTACCCTACCTATTTTTTATATTATAAATACTATAGTAGCACCATACTGAGGAGCGTGTGCTCCTTTTGCGGAAAGTTTTGGATGGCACTAAAAAGTGGGGCCAGGGGGGCCAACGGCTCAACAGCGCCATTTAATGGCGTTTAAAAGGGGGGCCATGGCAAAAAAAGGGGGGCCAGGCTAGAAGAACTCCGACAGCGGTAGGTTTTTTTCTTGGCGCTGTGCGATCGCCTCGGGCGTGAGGTAGTACGCATACGAGCGGCCATCGTCAGTGCGCACTCTGCGCCGCTCCATCCCAATGGAGCGTGTGAGTATCCTACCGATGCGCATCTGAACCTTTGTGTCGAGCTTCGTGAGCTCGCCACGGAGCGCTTTGTTGTGCACCTCGCCTATGGTCACATGGAAGTCCGGGTCCCCTTGGCAGTAGCCCACGTGCGTGCGCAGGTACTCCTCTATGGGCTGCTCCCACTCGTCGCTGGGCATAGCCTCCTCTTGGAGGCGCTTGGCGTCCTCCGGGGGCACCTCCGGGTATTCGCCCCCGTTGCGCACCGCGTGGTACGCCTCTGCGAAGAGCTGGTCGCGGTTATCGGTGAGCCACGCAAAGTCCACGGTGCCCTGGAGATTCACGATCCAGTACCGCCTGTTGCCGGTGGAGTCGTGGAGCATCTGCGTTTCGTTGGTCGTGAGCGCGAAGACAAAGCGCCGCTTGTGCCGCTCCGTCACCTTGCCGTACGGGGACCGGTACTCGTCAAAGGTGCTGCTGATGGTGCTCTTGAGCTTCGCAGCATCGCTCTTGTACATTGCGACACCTTCGTCGAGGTCCACAAGCACCCCGCCGCGCATCTGCAAGAAGAAGTCCTTGTCGCTCACGTTGCCAGAGTAGCTCTTGTACCATGGTCCCCCGATGATCCGCAGAAGCGAAGTCTTGCCGATACCCTGCCCACCCGAGAGCACGAGGCAGTGGTCGAACATACAGCCAGGGGACACCATGCGCTTGACCATGTGTATGAGCCACTGCGCTCCGACACCTCTGTGGTAGTCGTTCTCCTCGACGCCTGTCGCGCGTGGCAGCCACGTTGCAAGGCGTGGTACACCGTCCCACTCCATGCCGTTCAAGTAGTCCATCACCTCATCGTATGAGTTGCGATGCGCCACGGCCTCCATAGCGTCGTACACGATGTTTTTCGATATGCCGGGGAGCATCTCAACGTTCTCTTGGAGCACCCGCACAGCGTCGAGCACGTCCCGCTCCCGCAATGGCTCCCCGTCAAACTCGATCGCCTGCTGGAATAGGTTGTACCTGAGCTTCCCGCGATAGAGCGGATGCTGCTCGAAGACCATGCAGGCGTTGGTCATGTCCTTTATGGTCACGAGGTTCTTACTCTTGCGCAGCACCAGCGCCGCCTGGTCCTCGGGAGCGATCTGCACCGGGGAGGGTTCCATGCGCCGCGCCTCCTCGGTCCGTGCGATGGACCGGAAAACGGTCTTCAGTTCCGTCTCAGAGAGCGGCGGGTCGAATGTGCGGTTGATGCGCTCCACGACCGGCCATATAACGGGCTCCCACGCGCTCTGTGGCTCGTTCTGGAGCAAGGTACCGATCACCGAGGCCATGGAGTCGTTCCTGCTGCCCTTCGTTGCTTGTAGGGCCATTCTGAGCGTCTTGCGCTGCTTTTTCCCCTCGCCAAAGAGCTCGATGGGGAACGGTGCGTAGTTCGCAAAGCGCACCACCTCATAGACACCCGTCGCACCCGGCACCTTCGGCGTGATCACCGAGGGAGGGGCTACGACAAACCCGCCATCTGAGCGCAGGTCCACGTGCGGGAGATGCGGGTACGCGCCAGCGGACACGGTAAGCCCTGGGTGGTACTGGTAGTAGAGCTGGAGGCCGCCGTTGCCGGTCTTCACGGTGTAGGTCTCGGGGAACACGGACGGGTCGCCACCTGCATACGTGTCAACGTCCACGACCGTGATGCCGCTTATCTTGCCCGTCACGATGCCCCAGTTGCAGTCTCCGTAGCGCTCCTTCCATGCGTCAATCTCATCATCTGTCGCGCACCTTGACTGGTATTCTTTCCATGGGATAAGTGGTTTCTTGTCCTTACCCACGGGGATGAGGGACATGCCTTGCGCGACGTATGAGAGTATGTTCATGGTTAAAATAAATAGGCCCTGTACACAGGCGTGGGGGCAGTGTAGTAGCGCACCGCCTCACGCCTATAGACAAGACCTATAGTGCTACTAGTAACAGGTCTCATTATACCTTCATGAGGGCCGAAGCGCACAACAGAAGTTATACACACCCCCTGCACGTAAAGTGTGGTATACTTGCGCTATGCAATTACACAGATGCCCCACGTGCCACCACGGAAACAGAACCAAACACTGCCGGTGGTGCCATGCGGATATACGCATACCCGAAGAGTGGCGGAAGAAAAGAAAGTACAACCGGCACGGCACCGTTGCGACGTTTGAGGCAGGGTGCAGGTGTTGGGCGTGCAAGCGTGCAATGAAGTATGCTATACTCAAGCGGTGAGGTCGCTTGCGCACGGCCCCCATTCCTTAAGGTGGGGGCTTTGTGCTATACTGGGGGTGCCCGGCATTGGAGATGGAGCCACTCGTAACACGCGGCCGCTGCATGTGTTCACATGTGCAGCGGTTTGCGCGTAGTTTTCCCCACAGCCAAGGTGCGCAAAGCATATGCCTATGCTACTGTGGACGTAGTGGCACGTTGACAATCTGGCGGAAGACATTACAAGGGCATAATGCCCTGCACGTTAAGGATGCCCTTGTCGTGCGGGGCAGTAACAACAACAGCATGTCATACAGCGATGAAAATGAAATCGTGTGGCTTCCTAAAAAGCTTGCAGAGCAAGTGAAAGAAGTCACCGACGAAAAGAGAAAGGAGCTTCTCATTCTTCGGTTTATCGAGGACAGCAAGATCGACCTGCAGGCAAGCCTCGAAAGCCTTGACGAAGACGTGGTGCGCTACAAAGGCTCCATGATACGCGCACGCAAGGCGTTTGAGGAAGCTAAAAACGAACAGCTTAATGCCAACTATGAGCTTTGGAAAAAGTTCGACGCAGAGCTTCCCAGCGTCGAAGCTAAAGTGCAAACACTCACAAAAAAATTGCATCCACTCAAAAAAGAGCTTGAAGAAATCAAGGAGCTTATGAACGGAATACGAGACTACGACATCAAGCTCTTGCTTGAACTTGTTAAGAACCTTCATAGCTACCTTAACTACGACAGTGACACGTCCAAGATACTCAGGTTCCTTTTTGAGAATTACAAGAAGGAACAGAAGTAGTACACCTCTCCCGCCAGATTGCCAGTGTGTTGTGTTATAGGAACCCAAGCAACCGACTGTCTGTGAGCTGCACACGTCTAAGGGTAAGCTCACACTCACGGTAGTTCCCCTCCAGAATGTCGAACCATCCATCGCCCACAAGCGTGACGTATGCGACATGGTGCAGCCCGCTCTTAGGGTAGTAGAACAGCGCCGTGGCCCCTACCGAGGCCGTAGAGGTCGCCACGGTCATGTCTGCTGCGTCTATGAGGGGTATCTTGGCTCCGTATGCTCTCGCAGTGCACACACACGAACAAAGACACTCGGGCTTGGCCTCGTGTGTTTCAATCTCTTTCGTATGCACTTCCGGCATTTGTGCCGCTGGGGCCAGAGCAACTAAGGCGGCCAGAAGGGGTGTGAAGTAAAATTCCATCTCAGGCCGGTTGTGCCCCGGCGGAACGCGCGTGCGTGAGAACCTCAGTCCTCCTCCACAGGTCTGTCTACGTTGAAGCCGATTGCATCGGCCAGTGCGTTGCGTTTGCCCGCTTTCCATTCATCGTCTACCCAAACATCGTCTGGCCGCTGGGTTTTCTCTTTGCGACATGCGTCTTGCACGTCACTGGCCATGACGTATTTTCGGACTATGAACAGTTTGTGTGGTTTACGCCGCACAGTGCCGGACGCTTACCGACTCCATTACCACTTGCCGCGCGCCCTATGTGTTCGGGTGACCTTTATAGCGGCGTTTAGTGATTATTGAAGAACGTCCGGCGCTCTGTGGCCTACTTTCTGAAGATACCCCACGAGAGGTCCTTCCTGCGGAGCTGGCCGTACACGAGGGCTACCCAACCGATGAAGGTGAGGAGGCCGACTACCGCCTCTTGTACTCCGCCCGTGTTCTCTACGCCGAACGCACGAAGAAGCTCGGTGACGATGACAACGATAAGGCCCGTACCTGTAAGTGATGTGTTCATGTGTTACGCTTAATTGCTAATCGCGCCGAAAAGCGTGAACGGATTGACCAGGTGCTCGCGCACCGTGTCCGCTCGCTTCAGCACGTCAAATAAATACCCTCCCTTCCACACCTCGATGTGGAGGTGCGGGCCGGTGGAGGTTCCAGTGTTGCCGGTAAGTGCGATCACCTCGCCGCGTCGGTAGGTACCCTTGCGGGGAGGCGCTTGCAAGTGCGCCAAGCGCAGGGTGTAGAGCTTGCCGTTGTAGTGCCATTCGTAGAGGCAGGCGTTACCGAGCGTCTTGCTTTTCGCCCACACAAAGGTTACTGCGCCATCGGTAGGGGCGTATACCGGCGTACCTTGGGGGCAAGCAATGTCCGTGCCTGCATGGATGCCGGAAGCGTACTGCTTGTTCACAGCGCCAAAGTGCTGCGTGACGCGCAAGCTCGTCCAGTTGGCAAGCGGAGCTGTCACCCGCTCGCGTCGCACTGCGGAAGTGATGCGCTGCACCAAGTTCTTCGGTGCTTCGTAGTCGCTCATACTCAACATGATACATTCTTTTTCGTAGTCCCAGTAGTGGGTGCGGTCCTCCTGGTGGAAAACCTCAGCAAACCAGTGGCTCATCTCGTGCAGAAACACTTTTACAAAACGGTCAACCTCACGCCCCGACTTATACAAAACCTTCGTATGCTGGTTTGCAATGACGTACATCTCGCCAAACGCCTCATCGTTTATGGTGGAGCCGCGCAACGTCTGTTTGATGCCCCGCTGCCGGGCGTAGAGCTCGTCCATGTGGAGCACCATGGCGCTGTAGCCTCGGCGCTTGGCATAGAGCGTAAGGACGTTGAACCAGGCGCGGTCTACCTTGCCACCGGCCTCGCGCACGTTGCCTTTGAACTCCTCCACGTCGATCTCGACGGGGCCGATGTCCTTTACAAGCCCAATGCCGCCACGACATGCAGCGAGCTTCTCCGGCCAAGAGGCCCACTTCGGCTGCGTGGTGAGGATGAGGATTTTCATTTGAGTAACTTACTTATGGATAACACTGCACCAACAATAGCACCTAGCGCTACGACCGAGGAAGCAAGCCCCACGAGTACCTTGCGCATGACACCGAACGCTGCATACCCCTCGGCCATTTCCTTGAGCTGCCGGATGTCGTCGGGGTCAAAGGATGCAAGCCGTGAGAGCGCTTCGTTGCTTTGTTTGATGTGGTCGCGTAGCTCCTGGCGGTCTGCGCTTTCTCGTGCATCGTGCTCGTTAAATCGGTCGGTGAGTTTCTTGAGCTGTGCGCCATTTTCGGAGAGTATCTTCGAGATAGCATTGTGAGACTTGTACATGCGCTCCTCCATGGCATGTTCTGCCTTGTGCACCATGTCCTCAATGTCTTTGCGTTCGACGCACATACTAGGTGAAGAACATAACCTGGGGGGTGAAGGTTGCGCCTCCTCCTCCACCGCCTGTTGCTGGGGCTATTGCGAGTATCCATGTGGTTGAAAACGAGGTGCTGCCAGCATTGACATTAAGTGTCACACTACCAGCAGGATTCTTTGCTGAGTTGCTGTCGTAGTAGCCCTGGTTAGGGTTTGGGGAGAAGTACAGCCGTTGCGTGGTACTGGTGCCAGCGGTTTGTGTAGCGTTACCCATTGCAACCATGATGTGCCAGCAGTCGTCAACCGTTGAAGTCAACGAAGCTGAAATTGGCGTTGGGTCTGATGCGGTGTATGCTTCCTGTTCGGCGTTAATTGGAGTTGTTTGGTCAACACCGCTATACACGATTGCACTCAAGTGAAAGTACATCGAACTTGAAGCCGACACATTGAGTGTGTTTGAGCCACTCGCTGGGTTGGCTAAGTACCACACACCGAATCGGTCTGTTACGTTGTTCGATACACCTAGGTATGTTGCCGATACACCGTTGTATGTGATAGCGGCACTCTTACCTGCAGGGTCTTCACCCACATACGCCGTTACAAGGAGAAAACGGTCGTCACCCGTCCCTGCGTCAAACGTCCAGTTTCTGCTCGTTGTGCTACCACCTGACGTTTCTTTGCCTGATGTAACGTAGGCAATCGCCATACTAGATGATGTCTGTGTGCTTTATGGGGTCGTTACCCTGCTTGTAAACCATTTTGAGTGACTTGGTGAGCTTTACAGGTGAACCGCTAGTCACATACGCTTCCACTACCGCCCACTTGTTCTCTGCGTCGATGCGGTCGGGAATGAGGAAGTATGCGGCGAAGTTTGCTTTGCAGTACGCACGGAGCGCTGCGAGCGTCTGGGCCGGTACGTCCTGGTACTTGTTGTCAAAGGCTACAGGTTCGACGTTGTAGAACCACGCATCCCCCGTCTGAGGATTGTGTATGTAGAACACGTTGGTGACACCTTTGGTGCCGTCTGCGTTCAAGGTCTTGACGATAAGGTAGCGCTTTTCCTCAGCTCCAACACTGTCGGGAGCGAGCTTGTCTTCGATAATTTCGACGTAGCCAGGCTTAGCTGCTACGACTGCGAGTAGGTCTGCTTTCTTCATGGTTAATTGTTAGTTACTAAGGAAGTTGGAACGTCATTCGCACACTTGCGTATGTCACACCCGTACCAGCTGTGGTCACCGCCACTTCGATGAGGTCGTCGGTAGCGACATCATCGTATGTGGTGTTTATCACCGCTGCGGTTGCTGCCGTTGCGCTCGTGTACTCGTTCGCGTCTACGGTAAGGGAGGTTGAGAGCATCTGCTGGTTGTCCGTGACGTTCTTGATGGTGAACGTTGGGGTGCCCGATGAGGAGGAACCCGCCGCACCCGTACCCACCGCTGCTGCGACCGAGACAAGGTTCATGCCGTTAAGGTCGGGAGGGATGCGGAAGTACGCTTTCTCGCTTGTGGTGAGGGCTGTGGTGCCGTTCAGTACAACCGTGACGCTCTTTTGTCCGAAGATAGAACCCGCCAGGCCGTCCGGAGTGACAGCGCGGCCTGTGTCGGTGCCTGTGGTCGTCTCTGCGGCTGTGGCAAGTTCGACAATGCCTTGAGCTGTGTCGCTTGCGCTGCCAGGTGTGACGTGAGTTTTTAATTGGCCTATAGTTCGCTTTTCCGTGACAGGCGTACCCGCAACGTCGTCAACAATCACAATCAAGTCTGCATCATTGATGGTGGTGTTGTTTGCTAAAGCTGTGATTTTTGCATCTGCCATACGTGAAAAATATTATACCACACTAGTAATGTTACCTACACGAGTTAGGTTTTTCCACATCCACCCACGCCGCGGAGGGCTTATTTGCGGTGCTCCACGATGCAGAAGGTTTGGAAGACTGTGACCATGATGCGGTTGGTTTGGAAGACTGTGACCACGACGCAGTAGGTTTATTTGAAGCCGACCACGTAGAAGCGGATGGTTTGGTACTTGACGTCCATGGGCTGGCTGTTGTGCAGATTGTTACCCCCACTGACGAAAGGACGTACCCTCCTTGGGCAATAGAGATAGTGTAGCCCCTCCTGAACGTGATGTTTTGCCCTGTGAGTGTATAGGAACCATTTGAAATGCCGACACTATACCATTTGCGGAGGGCAACATCCCGCCCGGTGAGGGCGTAGGTTCCCGATTCTATCGTGATAGTGTAGGTACTTCCCGCTATGCACTGCTCAAACAAGAGCCTGTCGCCATTTTCCTGCAAAAGAAAATCACCATTCTCTTGGAGTATGAAAGACCTACAGCCCGACGCGAGGAACCCTATATCGAAGCCCGTGAGGGTGTAGGAGCCTTGGCCTATAGTTAGGCGACGAGCGGTACGTAGTGCAACGTCAAAGCCAGTAAGAGCGTAAGAGCCTTGGGCGATGCTGAGGCGACGCGCTGCGGAAAGGCCTATGATATTTCCAGTGAGGGTATAGCTGCCTTGGGCGATGGGAAGCTTCCGTGCAGCCCTGAGCGCCAGGTCATTACCTGTGAGAGTGTAGTTTCCTGTGCTTATCGTTAGCGTGTACGCCCCTGCGATGCACTGTTCGTGGAGTATCTTCGAGTTGTTTTCCTGCAAAAGAAAATCACCATTCTCCTGTAAGAAGAACGATGTGCACACGGGGCCACTTGGCGTAAGTGTCAGGTCATAGCCAGTCAGTACGTATGAGCCATGAGAGATTGCTACCCGCCGAGTTACGACTAACGCTATGTCTTGTCCAGTGAGGGTATGCCCCCCGCTGTCAATGGTGATGCGGTAAAACTTGTGTATTCCTGTGTCAAACCCTGTGAGGGTGTAGGAGCCGTAGGCTATGGGGATTTTACGGTCTGCTTTTACGGCTATTGAATAGCCAGTAACGGCGTATGAGCCTTGAAGTATTGTGATTCTGCGCTCTGCACGAAGCCCCACGGAATAACCAGTGAGTGTGTACGCTCCCTGAGCTATGGTTATAGAGTAGCCCTTGCGGAAAACTATACTCTCTCCTGTCAGCACGTATGCCCCCTGGTTAAGAGCGACAGTGCGTTGCGTCCGGAGTGCAACGTTGTTGCCTGTTACGGCATACACCCCAGCTTCTATGGAGATAGTGTACGAACCAGCTACAGGAACGTCAGGTCTGCTGACTTGTAGATTTTTGCTCCTGAATTGTGGGAAGCTCATAGGTTATCGTGCGCGGCATGGAGAAAAAGGATACGGACGGATGTTCGGTGTTTTTATTTGTCCCGCGTTTGGATAGATGTTGAGATTGTCAAGCAGCACTGTGGTTGAACTCGCAACGATTGCATCAGTTCCAATCTGAATACCTAATGCCAAGTTGGTGATACTGAAAGGGTTTGCTGTAGACTGTACAACAGTCCATGTATTTAGGTCTGACGACACCTCAAAGTACAAAGTGCCTCCACTCTCCCGTAATGCGAGGTATCTGTGTGTTGGGAGTGAAAATGTGACATCGGTTCCTATCTGAGTATACACGGTAGCTACTTTCGTCCAAAACTGGAGATTTCCAAGCCCGTTGATGTTGAGATACACCGAGTTGTTGACATCCAGTTGCAAAAATAGAGGAAACAATCGCCAGTTTGCATCTGCCGGTGGAGTACCGATACTGACGACCTCAATGAAAATACGAACTCCAGTGAGGTCTAAATTGTCTCTAAAGTCAATGCCATAATACTGGGCAGCCGTCGCTGATACCAATTCGAGCTGTCCGTTTGCGTTGGTAAACAGTGGCCCCCAGTTGCTCCATTTACTGTCACTAAGACCTGTTGTGCCGCTGCGAGTGAAGGTTTCTTTGATTGTGTTGGCTCGTGTCCCCATATTACCAAGCTCGCTCACTTACACTTATACCGTTACCAGCGCTCACGCTCTTGAAATTGTTAATCGCGCTTGCTTCATTTGGTTCTATCGGTACCACATTGCTTGTGATGTAAAGTTTTACGCCCTGTGCTGTATACTGCCCACCTGTGCTACTGGTAAAGCGGACACTTACAACCGTGCCTCTTGGAACTAGGAATGGTTCTGGAAGCCACAGATTTTGTTTTAACCAATAACCAACTTGTGTATCCGCTACAAACGAGTTTGGGAATTGTATTTGTGTCACCTCATAACCTGCTTCACCAAAACCAACTTCTAGCAGTTGATGTTCTACCGCATCCGCTACATTACTAAAGTCCTGTTGGTATACTATCCCCACAATATAAGCATCTGCATTAGTTGTGGGCATTATCACCTTCCAAGGACTCCACGCCCACGCACTATTTCTCGACTTTAGTAATGAAAGCCCAGAGGATTTGCTGGGTATTGCTCTAATAATAGACATAGTTACGCCATTTGATACAGTATCTTAATCCCCGTAAGCGTATTCGATGTAGTCGCAAGTGAGTACGCAACACGTACCGATATGCGCGTGTTTGCGCTCACTAGCTTTGGCTCGGGGAAGATGACCATGTTGGAAGGAGCATACCCTACCCCAGTGTCCATACGAACACTTGCTGGGACTTGGATGATGAGCACCTCAGAAGAAGCAGCACCAGTTGCAAGCTCGATGATCCACTCGTATGTGGTGTCTACTGCCGCAAGTGGTGTGTGCCAGCACCACGTCAGTCCTGCGATGTAGAAGTCGCTCGTGATGGTCGATGCGGGCACTACTTCGGTGTATGCCGAGAATGACCATGCGGTACTACCCGAACTTGCGCGAGAGATGCCTGCGGCGGCGGCGGGGTAGGATAAATACCTATTTGACGTAGTAGACATATTGTGGTAAAGTAATGAACTGTTGTACTTGAGCAACAACTAATGCTACAATACTCATATCATGAAGTACTGTGAATGTGGGTGTGGTAATATCACTCAACCATATACCAGAACGAATAGTGCTAAAGGTTGGGTCATGGGAGAACCTAGACGTTTTTTGCCAGGTCACTGGGGGAAGACTGTCGCTGGGCGTGCCAATACCGCTGCCCGTCTTGGAGAAAAACATCCCAACTGGAAGCCAGAAGTCACGTACGGCAATCTTCACTCTTGGCTCAACAGAGCGCACCCACGAAAGGGTGTTTGCGAAGAATGTGGTGGCAATCCTACTGAATACGCCAACATAAGCCACAAATACCTTCGTGATATTTCCGACTGGCGCGAGCTTTGTCGCAAGTGCCATAGAGCGTTTGACGGTGCTCGTGGTGAGGGAAATCACAACGCGAAACTTACCAAAGAGAATGTCCTGTACATTCGTAAGGTTTGGAACGAACCAAACCACCCATCCAAGAAAGCCCTTGCAGAAAGGTTTGGTGTATCTCGCGGTTTGATTGGTGCGGTTGTCCATAACAGGGTATGGCGATACCTTAGTTGAGTGCCTCTACGATGTACTGGTCGCCCCTGATACTGTTCGCGGCGTTCGCGGTGCCCCATGTCGCAGTAAGCGCAAGAGCGGTGTCCGCGGTGAGGTCTACGGTGACAGCGACGGGCGTTGTGCCTCCCGTACTCCCAGACACAAGCGGTGCAACTTGTCCATAGTTGGTCACGGTACCCGCGGTAAGAAGCGTGCTCGTGTGCAAAATGCTTTCTCCGTTCGTGAATAGCGTACCCGATGAGCCGTTCGAGCGTACCTGAATAATCGCCTCAACCTTCCATAGCGCGGTCATTGACGCGCCACCACCCGTACCAGACGTTGTGACGTTCGCCGCTTGTGCGGCAAGTATCGTACCGGATACACCGCCCCATCGTAGCGAGAACTTGAGCGTTGGTGTTCCTGTCGTGCCGTACGCACCGTATGCCGTAAGACGTAAAACACGCCCGTCCTGTAGGTAGGATGCTGGGATGGTGATGTTGGGAAACAGGATCGTCTCTGTTGCTGTGTTCGCAACCGCAGTACCAGCCGCAGTAGCCCACGCTATAGTTTCAGCCCAGTATTGTCGTGACATGGTATGTGGTGGTTAGGCGATCTGTAGTAAGCCGTTGGTACCGTCGAAGTCTATGGTAAGCGTTTCAGTGTCATTAAGGGTGATGCTCGACCCATAATCAGCGTAGCAAATAAGCTCTTTATTTGACGCTGTGTCGTTGTACACGACCACGTACCGAAACGGCCCTACAGAACCTCCTGAAGCTGTAAGCACGAGGTCATTGAGAACGAGTTTGTATGTCCCCGATGTCTGTGCGCTTGAGCTTGTCGTGATGTTGCGCGTCGAGCAGTAGGTGTAACTGATTTCGGTAATGTCAGTGAGGACACCGTTTCCTGCTGATGGTGCGCTGTTGGTTAATGCTACCTTGAGCTGGTCAGAGCCAAGATTGTGTGCTTTTTCAGCCAGCTTCTCAACGAAGGGCTGAAACTTGACGTACGTTGCCATAGGTTAGTGGTTTACGGTTAATACTCCTCAAGTATAGCAATTGGGGATTTCTTACTTGGAGATGTTTGTGCGTAGTTTTCCACCGTTGACAACGGTTGCCCATGGGTGTATACTGTAGGTAGGTCAAGAGAACATTATAAGACAACAATTACTCACTAACAAATAACATTATGAACCAAAAAGACTTACTCAAACGCGCAATCAACTTCGACAACAAAGAGGCACGACTGCTCTTCATTACCAACTGGCTCGAAGACATCAACTGGCACTCTGAAAACAAGCTCTTTGGAGAGCGCAACATTGACGAGTTTACAGAACATTTCCTCGATGGTGTCCAGTGGCTACTCATGGCGCTTAACCCAGGCAACTATTGTGACTCATTCATTGCCAACCACGAAAAAGAACTGGCACCATACCGCAAGGCGATACTGAACAGTAAGACGCACAATCGCGGCACAATCACATTGCCATGTGGTCGCAGTATCGGTGAGAGCACCATGTTTGACCTTAAGCGAGCGCAAAATGGTTTCTCCTTCTTCTCACACCTTACAGGATACGGACTTTGTGAAGGATGGAACAACACTACCGGCATCGAGTTTGTAAAAGAGCTTGAGGAGATATTGCACAGCTTTGACGCCGAGGATGAGGAACGCGCTAATGTTCACGCAGCATACGCTCGTGCCTACGCAGACTAATTACCAACTAACCAACAAACATTATGACACACGCATCAATATTCGCAGCAGGACTCAATAAGCAGGTTGCAAAACGAGTCCCTGACACAAAAAACTTTACCATTGCTAGAGCAATAGATAGCCTCGAAGCAGCAAACAATAAGATAGTGAAAGAGGCAGGCTACTCTTGTGGGTTGGAGAACTTCCCACGACAGCGAGGCAAGGTTGTGACTGGCTTCTTTTCTAGCCCAGATTACCAGAACGAAAAACTGTACTACACACTTATCAAAGATGGCTGGCGCAACGCAGGCTATGGAGCAGCCTATTATTGGAAAGTGCGACGTGGCCCAGTTATCTTGGGTTATAGCGAGGGCGACATTACAATTTGGGAAGAAAAAGATATAACCAACTAACCACCATGAAACACTACACCATAGGAGAAATACACCGCCTTGGTCTTCTCAAAAACCACAAGGGACAGCCATACACCGACAAGGCAACTGTCTCACGAGTGCTCAATGGGCAACCGCACAAAAAAGTCACTACGCCTTTTGGGGTTGCAAAGACTTTTCCTCAGTCTGTGATTGATTCTCTAAACGCACGCTGGCATTAAGGCCAGCGACAAATGCCTCCGCTTGCCTTTTCCCAAGTTCAATAGAAGCCTTTTTGAGTTCCTCCCTACGTTTTAATTTGTCATCTGATGTACGCTGCATATTGTTCAGGTTTTATTTGTTCTGCTTCTAAAAGCCTTTTTGCAAGGATATTTAATTTTTTAGTAAGTTCTTGTGTGGTTGGATAATTTGCCTTCCTTTTTATTTCATCAAGACTACTAACCTTTGCTTTTCCTCTTCCTAAACTGTTATCTATAAAGTTAACCGTAAATCCTTCATTTTTCAAGCGTTCTGCAACCTGCAATGAGCCAATGTGATTTTGTGCAACAACTTTTGTTGGCACAAGTCTGCCACCCTCATCAGCGTTATTTATCATTCGCGCGACCACACCATTCTCAAACGAATCGAACGGATCGCGGTACACATAGTCAATAACAACTTTTTTCCCTGCATCTAGTGCCTCATTTATTTTCTTGATTGCAGAGTTGTATGAAGACAAGTTAGAATCTAACACCGCCGCCGCACCATCAAGTTCTCTACTTATTTTAGGTATACCCTTCAATGCAGAAGATTTGCCCGTACCACTTCCTCCAGCAGTCAAAATCACATAGTCCCCTTGTCTTTTAAGTGCTTGTGTCCATGCTTTTTTAGCAAGATACGAAGACGGTTCTTGTACTGCTGCTGCATTACTTCCAACATACCCAACATCTGTAAACAAAGGTCGAAAGTTGTCAGTGTTTATGACCTTACCCCCAGGCCCAGATAGTTTAGGATTGGAGAAATACTCACTAAGTAGGCCATCCTCATTTTCAATGATTTTGTTGTATGCCGCTTCCTCAATTTTTTTACTTTGTGGGTCAAGGCTCAAGTCTCGTTCAAATTGTCGTGTCCCTGGGGATTGCGCTATTGACGCTGGTGCTGGCTGTGCTTTACTAGCCCCCATGGGACTATTATTCATACTCGTACTGCTGGGGATTGCGCTTTCGTCCAGGGATTGATCGTCAAGCGACTCCAAAAGCTCGCGCAGTGCACGTTGCTGGTCTTTTGGCCCCACCGTGCCAGCGTTTAATACCTTGTCTGCAACGTCCATAAGGCTGGGCTTTATTGCTGTGCGTATGCTGCCTTGGAAGCCTGTTTTCGGTACAGTGTCGGGGTAAATCGTACGCAAGTCCTCAGCAAACACTACTAGGTCACTCGGTTTGGCACCGTCATAGCCGTATGTGCGTGAGGTAGTATCAAGGCGGTCTGCCACTTCTTTGAAGTAAGGCGTAGACAATGCCTCTCCTTCTAAGCGACGAAGGTTCACCGCTGCGCTTGCCTCGGGGTCTACTTTGATACCCATGGTGCGAGAGGTCTTGAAAATGCTGTTATCAGCCTCGTCCACAAGGTTCCTGAGCACTGCATAGTCCTTGTTGAGTGCGCGTATGTTCCCATCGTCTATCTGGTCGAGTGTGCTTCGGTACACGTCACGGAAGGTGTCGTAAATAGACTTAGTACCACCATCTGCTTTAATCAGAATATCGTCCAGTCCTTCCACACGAGAGTTTTCCCGCTTCATCTTCGAGAAAAGGCGGTCACGCGCGTGAACGGCCAGTGCATCCATGCGTCCTAGGTTGTCTATGTCCCGTAGGGCGGTGTCGTAGAGTTTCTGTATGGAAGCCATCTCAGCATCGGTCATACTTGACGTGCTCATGCGCTTAACCTTGCCACGTTCGAGGTAAAGCCCGTTCTGGCGCAGGATGGTATCAAGCTCCGCAAGGGGCTTTTGCATACTCACCTTGGTGTCCGGTAGCGCCTTGATTGCTTCCTCCAATGACTGCCCGACTGCCTTGCGTTGGCTGTCTATAACCTCGTACTGTTTGGCGACTGCTTCTCCAGCAACACGAGAAGGTCGTGCGTCTCGTGCTCCACTCTCAGCAATGTCGAGCATGTCCTTCATAGCTTTGCGAGTTGGTGCGTCCGTCTGAGTTACGAGTGAAATGGTGTTGTCTGGTACGTTTACCTCGATAGCCTTTCCTACTGCGGGAGCTGATCTGCGTATCCTCTCAGCGCGAGCGGCGCGGTCTGCAAGGTTATCTTGCACGTTGGAAACGGCACGAGGGACACGTCCAGCTAAGTCCTTGGCGGCTTGTGTGACACCTGGGGCGACGTTAGGAATTGACGGTACGTTTATGTCAGACACAGCGTCTATTGCCCCACGAGCTGCTTGCTTGGTGGTGTCTACGCCAGTCTTTAACCCCTGTTCGACCACCTCCTTACCTTTTGCAAGTGTTCCCAAACCAAAGCGGTCGAGCGCAAGCTCCAGCACACCAAGCGTTGCATCTATGTCTCGTCCTCGCTCCGGGTTTGCTTCTTTGTACGCCTGTAGTTTTTGGTATGCGTCCACAAGGCCAGTATCCTGAGCGACCTTTTTAAGGTCGGCAGAAACACTGTCCTCGGTTTCCTGCGTGGTGAACAGCTTACCCGCCGTTGTGACACCTCGGCTTATGAGGTCGCCCACACCTCCCGCAACCTGTCCTAGCTGTTGGAAGGCGGTGCGTGCAAAGCCCTGCTTCGCATCAAGTCGCGCCTGGCCCGCTTCGGTGACAGTCTCACCACGTTGGTTGAGGTCTTGACCTACACCTAAGAAGCCTTCTTTAAGGTCGTTTGGTATGTCAGAAACAACACGGCTGAATAAACTTCTCTTTTGAGGTTGTAGAGCCTCAGAAACAATAGATTGCTTGCCTTGTCGTGCCTTGGCAATATCGCCCATGATTAGGGTGGTACTTACACCTTGTGCTTTAAGCTCTCGGGCTCTTTGCAATTCTTGTGCTGATAGTGCCATGTTAGAGGTTGATTAGCTGCTGCATTTCATCGGGAGCAAGCATGAGACGTGTTGATAGTTCTTCATCACGAGCCCGTAAACCTTTTTGTACCATCAGCAAGTCATTTCTTAATGACTCCTCGCTGCCTTGGTAGTCCTCTACTCGCCCAGAAGGATTGCCTGACGCATCTTTGCCTATAACAAGACCAGAGTTTAGCCTGTTCGCTGCTGAGAATATCGCTGCACGCTCGCCTTCAGTAAGGCTTCCAAACGTCAACCCGCTTTCCTTGAGTCCTATAAACTCCTTGAACCCCTCCGAGTTGTACAAATACTGCAAGTCGGTGAGTATCTTGTCCCTATCGTTGCGTGACTGGATAGCCCCTTGGATGTTTCCAACAACAGGAACGAGACTTACGAGCGAAGCTGCGCTGCCGTCCTTCCTGCCGCCTGAGAAAAAACCACTAATGGTTGGGCTTTTCACTTGTCCAGTAATTGCACCTATGCCCCTGTTATTCTTAAGCATGCCGTCAATTAGGTTGATGGCCTGTGATGTCTCCACTAGCTTGCGTTCTGATTGAAGCGTCTGCTCTGGGGTCAGTCCTTTAGTGCGTGGGTCGTAACCAAGCGAAGCAATGGCGAGCGGGTCGCCATCAGCGGCAAGTTTAATGATGTTTGCCCGTTGTCCCCAATCAATACCGCTCTGCTCTGGCGCTGTGAGTTTGTTTAGTTGTGCTTGCTTAATCTGTCGGTCAAGCGGGTCTACCATGTAATTCCCAAGCTGTGACAGTGCTTGCTCTGGGGTGACACCTCCATACATAATGTTTTGTACCTTGGAGAGTGGAGCGCCGTTCTTTAGGGCTTCAGTTGCTATGTTGAGCACACTTTCTCTTTGTGCACGGTCTTCGGTTAATTTTCGCTCCCGCTCTTTCAGCGCGAGGTCAATCGCTTTCGATTTCTTCTCTGCCTCTGCCGCAATCTCGCCATCAAACGTCGCTGCTTCTCGTTTGTAGCTTTCGGATACGTTGCGGTAGTAGTCGATGGCTGCCTGTTCGTCTCCAAACTCATCATCAAGGGTCTGCTGCACCGTGTCTTCGATAAGCTTGAGGTTGTTTGAGTAGGCGGCGTTTACCAAAGCCTCGGCGGTTATCTCCGCTGTGAGCATCCTGTTTATTGGTGCCAGTCGTGCCTCTGCGCCGATGCGGGTCTGCCCTGCTTCGCTTTCCATAAGCGGCCTGGCTGCTGCGAGGTCACCCTGGAGCTGTGCAAGACGCACGTTTGAGTCTGAAAGGTTGGTGCGGGCCTGGCCTGCTCCAGCCTGGTCGAGTAGCTCCTGTCGGCGTCCGGCCGTGTCGCGGTTCTGCATCCCTTGTAGGCCAGTACGGAACTGCTCCTCTGAGGCTCGCTGCTGGTTGAGTACGGCACTCTGAGCCGTCTGTGCTGCACTGGGAGTACCGTACAGCGCCTCAGCAAGCTTGGTCGTGCCCTGAAGTGTGGAAAGTAGGCCATCCATGCCGCTTTGCGTGGTCTGCTGCTGCTCAAGCTGGTTGCGACGGTTCATCACGTCGTTGTACGTCACTCCAGACGTGACTGCGGTTGAGGGAGTGCGGTCGTTAGGGATGGGGATGGTCACCTGCGGCTTGGGGGTAGGTGCAACAGAGCTGTTTTTCGCCTGTTGTGAGTATTGCTGCACGAGCTTGTCTTTGAGGGACAAGGAGGAAGGAAAACCGATGAGTCCTTGGGGGTTCATTGTTTGAATGATAGCAAAATAAGGCTCTATACTGGCCGAACGTCAATCTCGTCGAGTATGGGGCTGTCTCCACCGTCTGAGTGTAGTTCGATAAGCACCTGGCAGGATGGAGAGGTTGGGCTTGGTATCGTGATTGTCCTTTGTGTCTGTGCGCGGTCGTTAAATGACGCCAGCTTTTTGAAGTCCTCGACCGCTACAATACCCGCGTCTGAGGCGGTAATGCCGTAGATTGCTTCATCAAGGGTCACCGTGTAGGTGCTTGTGGCAAGGGAGATACTCGCTATGTGGGCTGAGCATCCACCGCCATGGCCTACCGTGACAAACACCTCATCCCCAACCGCAGCGTTCGCAAAGTCGGTTGAGGTGGTGGTGAATACGGTGCTACTTGTCCAGGTCACTGCACCCTTTAGTGGGTATGCGGCGCTTCGATGTGTGCGGTACTTCACTACAATTTTATCATCCGCGTTCTTCATCTTCTGGTACTTGAGTGCCACTTCCCACTGTGTGGTGTCCTCGGGTGCAAATACCTCGTTTGTCCATATCCTGGCGCGACGTTTGGTAGTGCCAAATTGGTCATCAACGTAGATTGCCGATTTGTTAGTGGCACTCGCGTCTGTGTAGTAGCCATGCTGTAAGAGGATTGAATAGCTACGGTTATCTTTAGTTGCTTGAATACCTCCAGGGCATGAGTCCGCGAGAGCTGGTGAGCACCACTGCCCCATGTCAACGCTTCCCGTTTTGTCCATCGTGGCACTGAACTTGTGAGAAAACCGCCCAGTCTGTGGGTCGTACTCCCACACACCCGAGGGAAAATAGGGGAAGTAGGAACCCGCAGAAACGGAGCTCGCGTCTATTTTTGAAGAAATGTTAATCAGTATCTTTCCATCCTTAGCAACCATTCCACGCTGTCCGACGTTCACTGGGTTGAAATCCCCATCCCAGTTGTCTAGGTTTTTGTACTTTCCGACAATCGGAAGCGCTCCAACCGTTCTAAAGCCTCCACCTTCCAATACCTGTAGCTCTCCGTTTGTGGTGAGAATGTACAGCGTGTCGCCTACTGTAGTAGCGGTGAACGCACCAAAGGAGTCCAGCTTGTACACACGGGTTGGAAGCACATCCCCCCCGTCCCATTCGTACACCAAACCAAAACCATCACCATTCCCAGCGTAGGTGCAGCCGATGTACGCACGTGAGAGTCCAGAGCGTATCCATTTAATGTAGTGAGACGCACTGAGTGTGAGCTTGGTCGCCGTTGCGGTGTAACTACCAGAAGGTTTCTGTACCGTACGGATAATGTTCCCGTCACCAATCGCAAGGACGTTGGTGAAAAGTAGAGGCTCCATCGGGTGAGGGTTCCCACTTGTGAGCGCTGCTCCTCCCGAAAGTCCAGAAAACCAATCTTTTGTCCAGTTGTTTGTGTAGTCATCCCTACGGTATATCCGCGTACTCAGAGACACGATAACCGCACCGTCGTAGACCACAACATCCGAGTTTTCGGTGTCTGCGTCTTGGTTCCCACCACCTCCAGGTGCGTATGTGTTGTCATCTAGGTCAAACGCGCCAGTCGCATTTCCTATGTATGTATTATCCTCGCTTGAAGTCCAGTACACACCATCCCAGGCCACGAAGTTCGAGCACTGCTCTAGCGCTGCTTCGTCAGTTGTGTTTGTGCCTTGTATGAGCCTGGCTGAAGGGCACACCTTCCCAGGGTACTTTGTGAAGTCACAGTTAAACGTACCAGCGACGTTTGAAAACGCATCCCGCTCTCCTTGGTTGCGCTGTACAAACACTGGATTGTCTGGGTTGGGTATCTTCATGGGGTAAAGGTGTCGTATACTGGCACCGCACCACGCTTTCCGTTCAGTGTAAACACGTAGTACCGCGATACCGCGCCTGTAGCTGTTGTTACGGTGCGGTCAAAGATTGCCTTTTTCAATTCCTCCACGTCGTTGGTCGTAAGGTTGGCGAACCTATAACGCTTGAGCTCCTCCACTTCACGCTTGAGGCTGTCAATCTGCCGCTTGAGCTCATCCATGTTAGGAGTAGTCGTGCGTCCAGGCTGAGGAGGTAGCTACGGGCATAGCCTCGTCGTTCTTGGTGCCGAAGTACGCTCGAAGCATGGCTATCTGCTCGTCCACCAATATCTTGAGGCTCTTTTGTCGCTTGAGGTCGTTTATGACCGCGTAACGCATTGAAGCGATAGCGGGCACAAGGCCATTGAGCACACTGTCAAACCCTAGCGTCTTTGTAGTGTCTGAGGTTGCAAAGTGTGAAAACGCAGGGGTGTACTCCACACGAATCTCCGCACCCGCGCTCACCTGTGCCGATGTTGCACGAGGGTAGACTTCTATCATGTTGCCAATAGCGCGATACTTTGGCTCCGTGTTCGTAAAGTGCTCGTCCACTTCGTCAGCGTCTCCCATGCCAAATGACATGGTTGCGGTGTCTATCGGGTCTGCTTTGTACCAGGTCGTGCCGTCGTAGGTTATATCCACCCGCTTAATCTTCATCAGGCGAATGGTTGGGGAGCTTGCGTCGTCAATGAGAACGTGGCGAGCGGTTGTAAGAGCCTGGTTCGCGTATGGTGTGGTCGTGGCGTTGTAGTCCGCAATATCCCAGCCTTTTGAGGCCATCCATATGAGAATGCCCACATGGTCGTACACGTCGTTGACCAGGGCCGTAACCCTCGCAAGGAGCGTGCTGTCACTCGTAATGGCTCCATCTGGTAGTCCGACGTTAAACTCTATCCGTTGGAGAATCCCATCTTTGGAGGTGGTGTCACTGAACTGCATAGCTACATTCTACTACATTCGACCACTAAGCATCCCAGGTTATCGGGAGCGAGGTAAACAGAGCATCGACTTGTATCTTCTTGTCTCCCCAACAATGTCCACCAAGCGTAGGGCCAAAGGTGTCAATCATCCGAAACCCGAGAGAGCGTACTACAGGGAGAATGTCGTCAATGAGCGGCGCACCTTCGTTGTACGGGACAAACGAAAGCTCAAGAAGTAGATACTTGGCCTTGCGTATCGTCTCCTTACCACCTTCTATGATGTCAAGCTCGCTTCCTTGCGTGTCAATCTTAATGAAGTCGTACAGGGAACCAGCAAAAAGGTCATCTAGTCGCTGTATCTGCTTCATTTCGGATATTGGAGCAGAAAACGCACCTGTGCGCTCCTTGTAGAAGGAGGAGCCACCACCCACAATGTCGTCGGGGTTGACATAGAAGGTCTGCTCACATGCTTGCGAGCCCAAACACGCGTACACAATGTTGAACGGGGACGAATTGAGGAAATACTTGTCCCTCTCGTTGCACTCCACACCTGTTATCGCAGCATCGGGGTAGAGCTCATGGAACATCTTGGAGAAGTGCCCATGGGCCATGCCAATATCAAGCATGGAGTATATCGGGCCTAAGCCTTTGAGGTGCCACTTCATGTACCCGACTGCCTCGTCGGGTGTAGGGCTAGCGTACTTTATCATACCAAGTTTGCATTACCTTATCCCATGAGAACGACTGAGCCGCTTTCTGTATTGCGTCTCGGTCTACTCCTGACATAGCATCCTTAATGGCTTGTATGTACTCCTCCTTTTCGGTGACGGGTATCTGCTCTCCGGTCAGTTGGGTTTCTTTGAGCGCTGCAAAGCCCGAGGTAATGGGGTACACTCCGGCAGCTTGCATCTCTCGGGCGGTAATGCAGTCAATCTCGGGAAACTCTGTAGGGTAGAGCCACACCCCGCTTGCGAGCATCTCCTTCGCAAGCTGTTTCTGTCCCACACGCCCGTGGTAGGTAATCCCGTCCTGTTGTAGTTTGGCTTTCATGGTCTGCATCCACGCCATAGCCTGTGGGTTGTCCTTCTCCACCTTCTCAAACGTCTCCCAGCCGTAGAAGACGTGAAGCTCTGCGTCTGGAACCGCTTTGCGTATGTCAGGCCACCAATCAAGGATGTGCTCCAATCCACGGTTAGGGGCTGAGGAGTAGATAATACGCTTCGGGTTGCGCTCCACGAGGTTCCAGAACCTGTCTAGGTCGATACCGTTACCTACAACCACCACCTTTTCATCTGGCACCTGGGGATAGAGAGAACGATGGTACTGCGTTTTGACGAAGAAATAGTCCATCCGCGCTATGCGCTCGGGGGTGAAGTCTTCACTGTTTCCAACATCGTGCATGTCGAATATCACCTTGCGGGCGTTCCACGGGACATCAAGCATCATTGGCATACGCCACAACCACAGCACATCAAAGTGGTCTGCTTTGTTGAACGTCCACACGTTCTTGTACGTCACACCGTTTACCGTCTTCCCTTCAGGGGGATGTTCGCGACCGTTGTACACAACCACCTCCCAGCCCTTAGCTGCAAAGCGTCGGGTAAGCTCTATGACTGCCGTCTCACTCCCTCCTATTCCTTTTCCGTCCTGGTCACCGTCGCTCCATTCCTCAGCCGATACGCCGCAGTACACGGCAATGCTGTTCTTGGGCCATTTCCTGCACGGCATAGTCTTGCGTTGCAGAGAAAGGATGCGAGGGTCGTCAGCTAAGGTGCTCGGGACAGCCTCTAGGAGCTTTTCTACAAGCTCTGGGTGAGTGGAGTGGAGGTAGTCTCCTAGCTTTTTATAGGTCTTAGCTAGGTTTTCGTCGTTCCGCATCTTCGTTGCGAGTTCCAGTAGGGTGCGGTCGTGCTCGGTGTTGAACTTGGACACAAGGTACTCCGCAAGCTCGTTGGCTTCGTCGAAGTTGCCCAGGTGAAGGTGCGCGAGAGCAGCGATAGCCTTGGCGTCGTGCGCCATGAGCATGGGGCGGTGCATCACACCATCAGTAGGTTCTACGATTGCACGTGCCTGGTTGATACAAGTGAGCACCTGTAGCCACTTTTCATCTGAAAGATATACTCGGGCCTTGTACACATGAGCGTAAGGACACCGTTCGTTCTCAAGGAGTGCGTCATTGTAGGCCATCAGTGCTTCACGTTTCCGGTCGAGCTTCTCGAAGCACTCACCCATCAAACACTTGGCCTCGTAGCGTTCCTCATCCCATCCGCTTTTCTGAATGAACACGGATAGCGTTTTGAGCGCGTCTTCGTAGCGTTTAAGTGCGAGGTACGCTCTCCCTGCGTACACATAGGTGCGTGGTTCGTCTGGGTTGGCCTCCATCTCAGCCTCTAAGATAACCAAGTTGCGCTCGTGGTGCTTCAGGTTGTCTTCACGGGTTGCGGTGTGTACCCGTACCACGTCGTCAATCTTTGCCCATACCACGCCACGCTTGGGGAGGAGGTCTTCGTGTATCTTCCCTACCCAGTGAGCGTGACCGTCGTTCTTCACGAGCTGGGTGCGCCAGTGCGCGTCTACCACATTACCGTTGTCGTCTTTGAGGTACTCATAGAGCATCTGTAGGCCGGAACAATTCGTTTCCTCGGCAAGTGTGACACTCTTGCGGATATTATCTGCACCTCTCACCACATCGTCAGCGTCAAGCCACAGTATCCAGTCGCCCGTACACTGAGAGAAGTTGTAGTTACGTGCTGCTGCAAAGTCATTCGCCCACTTGAAATGGGACACCTTAGCGTTGTGCCTTTTGCACACTTTTCCCACAGTTTGATTGTCGCCTGTGATTGTCACACACACTTCGTCAACGTGCTTTCCAACAGAGGAAAGACACCTGTCGAGTTTTGCAGCTTCTTCGTCATTAGGTGAGCAAATAAGCGCAAGGGAGATTGTCATACGGTATCGCAAGTACGAAAGCCTTTATACACTTTCATAAAGTGGTGGAGCTTTCGTTTGTTAGTGAATAAGTCGGGCATAATCTGTTGCAGCTTGAAGTACAAGCCTGGTGGGAGTGAGGCACCGTGGCGCATGGTCTTTCCTTTGTTGCTGCCAAACTTGGTGTAGTTAGAGTTACGAATCGCAGCGTTCTGTACCACAATGGCCTGTGTTTCCATAGGATGTATTTGTGTGTACTCCCGTATGGCTTCGTCTACAGCGTCCCAGTTTTCAGTATGTTGGGCCACGTTCACGACGTACACACCTTTGAAGGTGCCGTCGGGATTTCGGACTATGTGTTCTTCCATACTATTTGTGCCTAGTACACCCATCAAGGACAAGTACCTCCTTATCGGGGCATACAAAGCAGTGATATACTTTCCCACCATCAACAAGCACATCCATACAGGAATACTGTTGACTGTCGCTTGGAATGTTGCGCTTGCTGTACTGAATTTTCTTGTTTTTTATAGCGGTTTTGTGCCGCTCCGCGAATTCTTTACTGTAGGTTGAATCCATCATGAGTTGTTCCCTTTATGTGTGCCCCAAGCCATAAAGGGTAGCAAGGGGCACAAACAACCGCAGGAGACTAGGAGTTGTATCGCTTGGACACGACACCTGTCTTTTCCCCTCGGTGCTCAATCGTGAGCTCGGTGATAATCTGGCGGCTGTCAGCGTCAGCGGTCTTCGCAACCTCCACAACCTGCGTTGGGCGCAAGTACGAAAGGTAGTGGTAGTCGCTGTTGATACCTACCAGGTCACGGCCTGACGCTGCGCTCGCAACGTTGCGGTGGAGCATAATCTGCTGCATACCGAAGTCGCTCTCGTACACGTCAACCGACGCAACGAGCTTCTTGGAACCAGCCTCCACGTTCTTGGTGCTGCCTCCGGTAAAGCCCGAGATGGTGCGCTTGAGCTTACCACCAACGAAGATAATGTTCGGTACTTCGTCCGTGGATGCGTAGACCAATTCGAGAAGGTCATTGAAACCAGCCTCGGTGAGGGTCTGCGCGGAAGCCTGGGTCGTAGCGTTCGTGGTGAGCGCTGCAATCACACCCGTAAGGCGACGAGCGACACCCGAAGCACCCGAAGCGGTCGTGCCAGCCATGAGCGCGAGCTCGATGTCCTTAGCGTGCTCCTTGAGTGCCTTCTCGGTCTGGTACTGCCACGGGTCAACCACGCCAGTTACAGCGCGTTCAGTGCCCGAAACGGTGATGTTGTCGGTGAAGATTTGCGTCTTGTTGGTCGCACGGCTCGGCTGAGTAAGGTCAACCGCCGCAAACGACACTGCTTCCACCTGCGCGTTATCGGCTGCGGCTGCAAAGGTGTCGGTTGCGTACTCGTGCAACGTGTTGGTTGCGTCCGGCCCGCGCTTCAGCATCGAGAGAAGCGGGGTTTTGTCGGGAGATACGTTTGTAACTACGTCGATGAGGTCTTCCCGCCTTACTGCATCGTCGTAGGTAATACGATGTGTTACGTGTCATTTGACACGGGTAGTTTGTGAGTCTACCTCTGCATGTCGCCATGCAGTTCCGACTATATCATCTCCATCAAGGAGTCTAGCGTATAGTCTGTGAGGATTCCTGACTATATTACGTTCTTCTTTAAGCCGCTTCAGTTCCGCAAGTATGGCAAACTCTCGCGGGCTGCGTTTCTTTTGTGCAAAAAGTTCCTTGCGAATAGCAATAAACTCCAGCATCAATTCCGCTTCTTTGTGCTTTGTGACTAGAAACGGAAGAACGAGCGGTAAGAATCGTTCATTTCTGCCTAAACCATTTACCAGTAAGTGCCACACAGGTTTTCGCGGATTCCCGTCTTTATCGAATCCGTTTTTCTTGTGTTGGACGTACAAGGGAAGGTTAAGGCTTTTGAATAGCTCGATTAGGTAGGACGATGTCAAAGAACAAGTTGTTGTGATGCTCGTGTAAGGGACTGGGTATTCCGTGCGCGTTTCCCTTGACTTTCTTTGTCGTTGTATCCTCATTGAGATACAACCATCTGCATCAATTAGTCCTGCTAACCAAGCTAAGTTCAGGTCTTTCCTGCTGATTGTCTCCATAGGTTGAGTTTGTTACGTAGGTAGTACTCATACATTCGGGAGGGTTTCCAGCATATAGCTAGATTTTTTTACATTGGGCCTATTACGTCAAGTCCAATAGCCATGATATTACTGCTTAAACCGTTCGTTCACGATTTTAGCGAGTTCTGATACATTGCCTCGCGCGTCTTGTATGCGCTTGGCTGTTTCAGGTACTGCCATACGTGAAGAACTAGGCATTACAGTATTCTTTTGGGGTTGTGCGCCCTTGAACCTTTCGGCTGTGGTGGTAAAGACCTCTGTTTTGGCTGCCTCCTCCAGCGAAATGTTGTTAGCCTTGGAAATTGCCTCAAGCACAGGTCGAAGCTCGTTTGCATAGTCAGGGTTTTGGAGGAAGAACATCTGAGTTTTGAGCTCTTGCACCTCACTGTTTGGGGTGCTGTCCTTCTTCGCCGTCCCGACGTAAGAAAACGTGTCTTTGAGTGCCTTGAGAGCGCCTTCCTTCGTCTTAAACTTCTTGCCGAGGTGCTCGTTGAGCTCCTCAAGGGTTAAAGACTCAGGCGTGGACGTGTCCACCGTTCCCGTTTCGCCGTCCGTTGTAGTTGATACCTCGGGTAGGGCCTCGGGAGTAAGGTTTTCGTTCTCCATAGAAATGTAATGTGCTGTTAATCCTCTTTCGAGGTAATTATCGGATTGTCATCCGACCTATTCTGTAGCGTAACATATTCGCTACTTAAACTAATAAACGTGTCAAGGCGCTTGAGAAATGCCTCAAGTATCTGCCGTGCACCGTCTTGAATGAGTATCTGCGTCCCTATCGTGTCCAGCCTGGTTCGGTCAAAGCGCGTGGCCGATATGCGGTCTAGCTCAGCAATCTCCTCCTCAAACATAGAACGGATAAGAGCCCAGCCTTCCGTTTTCATCGTGGCCTTAATCGCGTCGGATTTTACTAGCGCAAGGTTTGTATCCTCGTCCATTACAGTGCCATTGGTGCGGCAGTTGACGGCATTGTGTTAGCGTCAGTCGTAAGCTGCTGCTGGTTCATCATGGTATCAAGTGTACCACGGGCCATTGTTGGCTGTACAGGTTGCGACTGGTAGAGAGACTGTGGAACGGGAATACCGAGAAGGTCGAGGGCAGAGGCTACAAAGTCATTCTTCACCTGCTGGTCTTGGAGTACGTTTGCTAGGTCAATGAGGTTGCGTACCGTTACCGAGGTGTCCACTTCCTCGTTCGTGAAGAACACTTGAACGGTCACGCCATCCGTAACCACCTCGTCGAGCACCTTAAAGAACAGATCACCATCACGGCGAAGCTGTATCTCGGCTTTTTGTATGGCTTCTTGCATGGAGGCCTCGTCAGGCACATTTCCCTTGGCGTACTGCTCCTCAAGAAGCTGCATCGCGTAGAAAGCCACTACCCCTTCCCTCACACGGTCTACGTTGTCGAAGTCCCCAAACACCGTTGTCCACTTCTCCTCCTTCATCATCTGTGCCACGTGGGGCATGACGTGGCGCTCAAGCCACCTGGTCTGAAACTGTCCCCAGGCTTCTTTCACCATGACAAAAGCGCTCTTTCCGTGGGCGTCCTGGATGGCGGCTCCCGTTGCTGAGGTAGAAGCCGGAAGCGGTGCTCCCATGTTCACGTCGAAGATTGAGGTCACCTGCTGGCTCCATTGCCGCACGTTCTCCTCGTCGGTGTAGCTGTCCTGGCCAGCGGGCTGAATGTCCAGTGAGGTGAGGTCGTCCTTGTCGGAAACCTTGAGTATTCCGCTTGAGACAAGGGAGGAAACCATCTGCTGTGAGAGGTCTTTGTCAGCACTGCGCCACTTGAGAATACCAAGCTGTGCGAGTGTGTTCTTGTTGATGCGTAGGTTAACAACGAGGTTTATCCACTCTTGAAGGTACAAAACCATCTCTGGGATACCCACACCGTACCAGCGTCCAGGAACCTTCATGTACCAGCCTTCTTCGTAGGGCTTTATGATGTTCCCTTGGCGGTCTGTGGTGCTGTTTTCCTCAATCACATGCACAACGCTTGTCCCGCCGTCTATACCAGAAATGACGACATGCAAGTCTACCTCGTCCGTGTCCTCCAGGTTGCCAGTCAAGAGCTTGCGTGGGCCTTTGCCCCACATCTCGTACACATCCACCATCGAATAGGGGGACAAGACGCTTTCCATTCCAGCCTCCTTGGGCTTACGGGTCATGGCTTCAACGTCCGTGTTGCGCCAGTCCATAGCTTTAATCTCCGAAACCGTCATCAAAGATCGCTCGGTGAAGCGGTAGGCCGTCTGTATGCTCTTAGCTGTGGGGTCGATGAAACAGTTGAGGAGGTCAACCGTGTGCTTTTCAACCTTGGTCTTGCCTTTCACCTTCCGCACCACGGTTTTCCACACCACCGTACCGTCGATAATCATCTGCAGCCTGTCCTGGTCAATCATCTCGCCGTAGTACATGCCATCAAGCCATCGGCGCATGTACCCGCGAATGAGTGGCGACCATAGGCGGCCTATCTTGGTGGTGCCTCGGAAATTGGTGTCCTTGGAGTCAACGTCACTATTCTTGTACGCCCCGTCTACCAGCACACGAGTAAGTGGCACCCACTGCTTTGGCCTTCCGGTGTTCTTGTCCTTGGGAGAATCAAAGATGCCCCAGTAGTTTTTACGGCACTTCTCAATGAGAGGCCGCATGTTGAAGCTCACCTTGTTGGTAACTTGGAAGGTGGAGTTCTTAAACTGCGTCACCTCGTCCTGAACGAGTTTGATAGCTTCAGCATCTATGTGTGATTGCTCTAGTTTTTTATCCATGGTGTTACTATAGCACTTCTAAGCACTAAACCTCTTCATCGTCAAAGGTAATCTCCTCGTATTCTCTGAGTGAGTACAACCACACCCTATTAGCTGCCTTGAGTGGGATGTTAAACAGTATTGCAATTTCTTGTGAGTTGAACATACCAAGTTCACGCCAGATGGTTATGGCTTGCAGCAGTTCAGGAAACCTCTCTCGTATGGTCTTTTCATCCGCACGAATAATGTAGCGGTACGTTGCCATCAAGTGTATGAAGTGTCCCAGAGGGATACGCCTGGTTGTGCCACTTCTGATTGGGGTGCTACGAGGTAGGTTAGAGCATACCTAGCCGCACTCAAAAGGTGGTTGGCGCACTTCGGGTCTTCGATTCCCGTCTGTTCTCCATCCTTAGTGATTTTCCATGCGCAGTTTTCGTATTCATTGTGAAGGTTAGTGCTTCTGCGTGTGTACGAGATACGCAGTCCTTGAACGTGCTTTATTCCATGACGTACGGAGTCCGCACCCTTTTCACACGGGTACACCTCCACACCGTTTGCTCTCATTTCCTCGATGCTCTTAGGTTCGGCGCTGTCTGCAACGTTTATGGTCTTTGGGCGCGGTCGGATAACAGCCGCAAGGTCAGGATTGAGGAGCCTCGTTTGGTACAGCACCTCGTCGAGAATGTACCCGCCGTTGTAGTAGTGCACGTCTAAGACAGCGGCAGGGTCAGGGTCAAAGCCGAAGTCTATGCCTCTGCCTATCAAGCGGGCTTCGTGGGGAATGTCATCTACAATCCCCCACCCGCTGTATATCTTTCCTTGTATCACCTCAGGAACATACCCCTTTATCATGTTCCAGTAGTGGTCTGGTTTCGTATGCCGATACTCCTCATATCTTTGCTTCGTGTTCGGGTCGAGGTTCTTTGCGTTGTCGTGGTAGTCGGTACGAATGTACAGCACATCATGGTGTGCACACTCGGGAAGGTAAAACCCTTCTGTCTCACAGGGAAGCAAACGAAACCACCGCTTGATAATCCAGTGGTTCTTAGGTGGTGGGTTCAGGGTTAAAACAACCGTGATGGTTCCCTTGACGGTACGCAAGGAGTCGTCCAGTTGCATGAAGTCATCCTCGGGTACTTCGTCAGCCTCCTCCACCCACACATCGTTATAGTTAGCGAGGGATTTCAGTTTAGCCCTACGGTCACCACTACTCTTTCTGAAACCATGAGCATGAACACTGTTTGCTCCATAGCTTATGGTCATCTGTGACGTGTTCACCGTGAGCTTATCGAGCACACCTTGTTCCTCGGCGCGGTCGAGTATCTCTTGGAAACATGAGGAGCGTATGTCAGTAAGGACAAAGCGCATAATAGCGCCTCGGTAATACTCTGGTGCCATCAGTTTGGCTAGGATACGTTGAGAGGCTACTGTAGAGCGTCCAGCACCTCTACCCCCCATGAGCAGGTTATAACGCTTGTCGGTAAAGAACAGCGGCTTATACTTCAGGTTCACCGTCTGCTGCATGGTCGGCGAAGATTATAGTATTGCCTTGGATTTTCTCACCTTCTGTTGTGAGGTCTATGTTTGCGCCATATTCCTTTCTGCGCTTACGTTCGAGATACCACTTCGCATGGTTCGGGTCGTCGAGTGATTTTGCTATGGTTTGCCTTGCTTTTAACACCGGTCTCTGCCGTAAGTCGTCTATTCTGTCCTGAAAGCTGGGGTTTCGCTTTAGATACTCATAGAACGTGTTGCGTGATATTTCCGCATAACTACATGCCTCCTCAACACTTGCGTCTATTGCAAATGCATGCTCTAGTTTCGTGACAACCTCCGATGTCATTTTCGTCGGGCGTCCCGTGTTGCTTACTTTCTTTTTTGCCATTGTATTTATACAAGTGCTTCCTTCTTCCTTTTCTCTGCCTCCTCGCGTTGTTGCAATCTCTCGTTGTACATGCACTGCTGCCAGTTGGATTGTACAGTTGATAGAGCTACTGCGCGGTTTCCTTCCACTACGGTAAGGTAGTCATCCTGTGGAAAAACAGTGGAATACTGTACGGGCGGTATATCCATGTACCCTACAATGTTGCACTCTTGCGCGATAAGTTCCCTATGCTCTGGAAGAAAGTATCGGTTCACATATACATCCGTTATGGGATAGCGGGCGCTGTTGAAACCAGCCTTTGCCCTTGCTTTGTGGATGAGTGAGCAATACTCGCGCACCTCTGCCATTTCATCGAGTACAAAGTTCATGAAGGTATTATACAACGCGGCAAAGCTAATAACACATATATTGTACCACAAAACAGAAGGGGCACCAACAAAGATGCCCCTATAGTTCAATAACTGGCACACGCCGCACAGTACCATTTACCATTTCGCTCTACCGCGAACGCTTGAGGGAGATAGGCCCCACACCCTTTTGTCGCGCAGTAGCAGTGACCGACCGGCGCACTTCGCTCTGCTTGCACGTCAATATCGCCATCGCCACGAGTTCGTAGCTGCCTTCGTCTTTGAGTGTGCGTAATAGCTTCCGCAAGTCCTTTTGCCAACGGAGCCATCGTTTGCGCTTCCTCACTTGATGCCTCGCATGAGGTCATCGTGCTGGGGGTAGGTGTTATACCCGGTGTCGTCGAGCCACCGTTCGACTCGCTCGGGGGCTTTGATAGCAAGCTCCTTGCACTTCTTTGCGTGTGCTTCGAGAAGGCACTCAAAAGTGTGCCCAATGAACCACTCGCCTAAAATGCTATGGTGTGTTAGTGGCTCATTTTGGATGGGCAAACCACATCCCGAGCATACGGGTAGCTCAACGCCTGTAAGCGGCGCATCCATTCCGTGCATCGCTACTCTCCTTGGTTTGTGAAAGAACAAGCAGTTTAACGACATGCTTGGGTCGTCTTATTTAATAATTTGTATTAGCTAATGGAAACCAACACATTTTTCTTTGTGGTCTTTGTACGCCTTGCACGCTTCATCTACGGTATCAAAAAAACCAAGATGTTTTTGTTTACCACCAAGAGCACAGTAGGCGCGATACCTACCTCCGTAAATCCTGGAATTCGGACACACGCCCAAAAACTTTGTAGTGCTATTGCGGTTAATGTGTGTACGGTTTGAGATATTCTGGGCATTCGTAACGTGACGAAGATTACTTTTGCGATTGTCTAAACCATTACCGTTAATATGGTCGATTACATAGCCGATACGTTTACCAAGAATTTCCTCATGCAACGACACATTGCCGCGGCTGGGAAAACTGTTTTTGCGGTTTCGTACCACATAATACACGTGGCCACCCTTTTTATGGGACACGCGCCACTTTAGTCCACTTTGCATAACACGGTCGTAATCCTCATCGTCCACCAGTGCGAACTTTCCCTGTGTTAGTTGTATTTTCTTCATGTCTTTAACCACAAATGGGCACCCGCTTTGCCAGTAGGTACCCACGTGTAGCGGCAAAGCTAATAACAACTTTATTATACCATGTTATCGCATAGCGGGTACTCCACGCCGAGCATGTTGTCCATGTGTCACCTCATTGGAAAGAACAATGCGGTTCCATACCGCCAACGGTTCATGGGGCTTAAATTTACAATCCCCAAAGGAATTGGACAGGCATCCTCACGGCTTGACAGTAGTATAGTGGGGGCAATACCCGTAAAGTCCATATGACATGTTACAGTTGTGGCACAAAACCCTATATCCTACTGGATATTCGTTTTTGATTAGCCACTTCCACAATCCATACGAACCTTTGCGACCAGGAGTTTTCCGCTCCTTATGTCCACCCCCGTTTATGTGGTCAAGTGCCAAGAATTCGATACGACCTTCACTGCAACAGGAACAGCGGACACATCCATTTGAATAGTGCTCGAGACAAAGTATTCTATCTCGTTTCCTGTATCCCTTTTTTAGTTTTTGGTTGCGAGCTAATTTACCTTTGTAGCGACACTCGTCACTGCAAAACTTTTGACCATACCTACCAGCCCTACGTGGCACAAACTCAATTAACTTGCATTGTTCGCAAAGCATTACCACTAGTATACTACTGTCAAGGTGCATCCACCAGGGTGGGCGCACTAGCCCTACCCCACGAACCGTTGGCGAGAAAGAACAATCCAAAGCATTGCGCTCTGGTACCAGACCAGCTCAAGTCCTCTCGCTGCGCGAAAGCCGAGGCAATGCCCATACGTGCAGTCACCTGCACACAAACTTGCTGCTGGTACTGGTATCAAAGAACACAAGGGGAGAGGCATACTTGTTCGTGGGACGTGTTGGAGACACGGTGCCCCACAAAGCCGATTAGGAGGTCACGGCAAGTATAAACCACCGCCAGTAGGACACCTCTACCTGTGGGCCTATGTGTCTGGCGATGCCCCAAACCGACCACGGGCGGTGCCGTCGTAACAATCTCCCTCCCCCCTTCTACTCTTTCAAGGTACCCCACCATTGTACTGCCAACGAGGTATCGCGGGCAGTAGGGGGTGGGTTACAGTGCCTTTAATCGTTCCAGCACATCGTCGCTCGTGTGGCCGTCGTACTCTGGTGCTGTCTCAAATATTTCTGCGAACCAAGTTTCATCCCATCGCTCTAGTGGAATATGGTACGTTATCTGCTTGCCCGTCTTCTTACCTAGACCAAGAACGAACCATCCGTCGAGGCAAGTTCCATCACTATGTAGCTTTGAGCGCCAAGTCTGTTTATTAAGACGAGGGCTGTCTATAACGCGACACAGCGCGATAAAAAGAGTAATGCGGTGGTCGTACAGCTCGTCCCATGTGTGGTAGCCATCACAGTCACACGGAAGGACTGCCGCATGGTCTGGGTTGATGTGCGGATTGCGCATGTCCCCATGGTACTTTGGCTTGTGCGACGCACACTTGGTTGCATGTTGTTTCTCCATACTCCTCTAGTTACTTGGTAATCTCCCCCACTTGCTGTTTGAGGGTGGTGAGGTGGGAGAGGATGGCTTGGAAGCTGAGCTTGTGAGTGATGCCGTTGTTCCAAGCCCACCATTCCACATCCTCTATCGCCTCCAAGTACCCCGCTCGGAAGTTCTCCCGCGCACAACACGACTGGTCGCCTATGGTGTGGCCGTAGCGTTGGAGGTGTAGTTCTACGTTTTCGCCTGGGAGTGGTGTGGTCATGGTGTGTGTTAGTCCTCCGTTGGTAACAGGGCTTCAACATTCCCTATCGCAAACTCAAGTGCGTCTCGGAAGCCATCCTCGTACTTACCTTTTCCACCTATGCCCAGTCCCGTAAGGACTACCAGCACTTCATTTATCGTCTCCTTCCGTTCCGTCTCCACCGCTACTGTGTGCTGTTGTTTGACAAGGATTCTCACGTCCTGCCACACCTTCGCCAAGCCCTCAGGGTCGTTTTGTGCCCCATATCCGTAGGCCGCTTGTATAAGTCGTCGGAACTCCTTGAGTGTCTTTTGTGTGGTCATGGGGTGGGGGTTAGTAGTGATTGGTAACATTCGCCTCAACATTCACAACGTCTGGCACGAAAACACTGGTCATGCCGACTCCACCGTCTATCGCCATCACCCATCCAGTAGGCACGCGCCACACATCCCAAACGTCCATTTTAATGCGGTCGCCTACTTTCATTTCGTGTAGTTGCTTCGCGGTTGTGTCTTGTGTAGTCGCCATTCTTGGCGTGGTGATGTGTTATCGCTCATGGTCTTGTTGGGTGAGGGAGTTTACTACATACTCCATTGCTTCCGCATATCCGTTATCGTATCCTTCGGCCTCAGCGTTGTGCTCTTTCAGGTCTTGCATGGTTAGTTCAGGTTGCGTCTTGCGTACTTGTTTTAAGGCGTACTCAGTTTCAGCAATCTTGAGTTTCCGTCGCACACCTAGTTTTTTCACCTTCTCCACCACCCGCTTCCGTTCTTCGGTGAGGAGGCGTTCGAGCGCATACTTTGCAAGCTCTATAGCAGGTGTGTCTACTGGGTAGCCGTGGCCCTTCTGGTACTCGTCCGCTTGCTTGCAGATAGGTTCGAGGTCATGAAGTGCACGCTCGATTGCTTCGTTGTGTGGGTCTTTACTCATGGTCTTGTTTGGTGAGGTAGGTGAGGAGGTCGTACAACTGTCTGCGTCCAAGATACCAAGCCGCATCAAACCCTCCTTTGTATGTGTTTGGATATTTGTACTTCTCAAGAGACGTGTCGAATGGTAATTTTTCTTTTATTACCTCCACCACCCGCTCCCGTTCTTCGGCGAGGAGGCGGGTGTAGGATGCGCGGAGCCATTCTTCTAATTCGTCGCAGTCTTTCCACGAGCGCATGGCTATGCGTGGTGCACTGTCTCCAAACTTCTGTCGAAACTCCTCCATCTCACGCTCGATTGCTTCGTTGTGTGGGGCACACCTGCCACACACACCAGCGGTACAGTGCTTCATGGTGTTGCATTTGGTACAGAGCTGTAGTTCTTCTGTGGTCATAGTGTGGTGGCTACTTGATAATCTCCAACAAAAAGTCCAGCACTGCCTCGTCTTGCTCAGCTACAGAGCGGGTGAGGTCGAATTTGACAGCAACATCCTCTGTTTCAGGAAAGCTGTATTTCATGAGATAACCATCCATTGACAGCATATAATAATTCTTCTTACCGCTTTTACTTATCGCCCGCAACAACATCTGCAAGGTGAGTGGTTGGCCTATGACTTTAATGCGGCTAATAAGCTCAGTACCAGACCACATGTCGTTTTTGCCAAATGGTGCCCACGTCCAATGAACAACATCACCATCTACACCGAGAACAGTTGCATCTGTTCCACCTCCATCAGTTAGTGCCACCTTGATATGTGTACCAAACTCCAACGGCACACCGTCAGGGTAGAGTATGGCGTTCACTCGGCGGCGTAGTGTTTCGTATTTTTTTGTGGTGGTCATAGAAGGCATATGCTTGTGGTACTAGCGACTGATAATTAATAATGCGGTGGTCATGGTGTGGGTTGATGTTGCTTGCAGTACCCGTCCTTCCAGGCATTGCGTTTACACTGTGCGCCGCTGTAAAAGCTGGAATAGGCGCCCTGCGCTTGTGTGTACGCCTTGCACTGCTCTTTCTTTTTATTCTTGTCGTTTTTATTCTTGTCGGTAGTCATAGGCAGCATTGTGCGCTAGTGGATAAGGTCAGGAGCAGAGTGGTCAGGGTGTTCGCTGTGGTGAGCAGGACGGATGCGGTGACTGTAACGGCGAGGGTGGTCATACAAACGCTGAGATTATGCACGCTACTGCGGCATAGAATGGCATCAGATTCATCAAACTCCCTCTTATCTTGAATGTTCCTATGCAGTAGGCTGTTCCGACTGATAATAGTGCGAGTGCTAGTGTGGTCATGGTGGTGATGAGGGTCATGGTTTATGGTTGAAAAGCCTTCCATCCAGCAAACATCCAAAACGGAAGGACAAATGCGGAGTGCGGCCACGGAAGCCAGACGGCGAGCAACATGCAACCAAGCCAGATGAATTGCCACATGTCGCTTTATAGCTTAATAGTAAGATCATTCGCACACTGCCCGGTCGCACGATCGTACGCGTACCACTTCGTGTCATTCCAGCGCTCGACAAGGAAGTCGATGGCAAAGTACGCATCGAGCGCTTGCTCCTTGGCGACGCCCCGGTGCGATGGCAGGTGTATCTGCGACAGGCCGTAGCTCTCCTCCGGCAGCGCACTCTTGACCGAATACCAACGACTCTCGCAGTAGATCGTCTTCACCGCATCCTTGAACGGCACGCCCGCTGCGGTAGCCTTGTCGTAGAGGTACTGCAAGCGCTTCCTCGTCTCTTCGGTCACTTGCTTATTAAGCGCCGCGCCGATCGCTGCTGCTGCCTCCTCGACCGGCTGCTCATCGTCGCACACAACGACCTCAAGCTGGCACAAGTCAGTCTGTGACTCGAACGCCTGTGCGGTGCGCTGGTAGTGGAGCACGTCCGACTGGGTGAAGTAGCCGAGCGAAGTGAAAAAGAACATCAGGATGAGGGTCATCGAGAGCCGGAGCTTGGCCGCGAGCTTCTTGTCTGCGAGCTCCTGTAGGTAGCTGCGCTTGCTTTGGAACTTTCCGTTTTTGTGCCGGTACATGGTTTAGTGGGTTAGGCCCTTATGCTCCCGTGAAGAGCAGATACTCTGTAACCTCCTGCGTGGCGATACCCTGCTGCTGTTCCTTGATCTGCGCTACTTTGACCTTATCCGCGAGCGCGGCGACCTTCGCAGAATACTTCCAGTTGGTGCGCCTCGCGACGGTGAACTTGCCTACCTCCGCCTCTACCTTCGCAAGTCCTTGCTCCTGCATAGCTGATAAAATCTTGATCTTGATGCCGTCGCGCTTTGCGGTTATCTCGCGCACTTGGGCATCGAGCTCTGCGTACTGCTGCATTAGTTTGTTGTTCATGCCTACAGTATACAGCCCCCCTGCATACCGTCAACGTGACTTATCCACAGCTTGCCAACGCTTCTTTGCTATTGCGCTATAGTACGCTTTACCCTTAGCCTTGAGCAGCTTGTCCCCGCCTTTCTTGCCATGCTCCTTAAAAAAAGCACGAGCCTCCTTACTT